ATCTGGCGTAATCGTAGCCCCATCAGTCAGTGCTGCAATTGCGCCACGAGTGGCAGCATCAAACGTCCCGACTCCTGTTACGTCAAGCGTTCCGGGTACATCAACATTGCTTGTCCATTCAACGCCTGTACCTGCAGCATCAGTTTGAAGCAGCTGCCGAGCACTACCATCAGCCAGTTTGCTAACAGCAATTTCGGCGCTTGCGTTGATGTCTGCATTAAGAATGGCACCAGCTGAAATACTAGTAACACCTGTATTGCTGATCGTTACATCGCCGGTAGGCGTTACAGCAGTGGCGACATTACTGCTATTGCCAATTAGCACTGCACCATCAGTCAGGCTGGCAAGCTTGCTAAAAGCAATAGCGGCATTGGCGTTGATGTCTGCATTGACAATTGCGCCAGCGGCGATTGCGGTAACACCAGCATTGCTAATAGTTACATCGCCAGTTACCGTGACTGATGTGGCTACACCGCCGGAACTTCCGACGATCAGGTTGCCACTATTGAGCGTTGCAAGCTTGTTAAACGCAATGCTGCCAGCCAACATTGCACTGGTAACAGTCCCGGTGTCACCGGTTGTAATGACCGTGCCCGATATGTCGGGGAATGTGATTGTACGGTCAGCAGTTGGGTCTACAACTGCCAGATATGTTTCATAGGCATTATCTGTACTGCCTTCAAAAGCCAGTGCCCCAGCTGTGCCAATCAGTAACTCGCCAGTAATTGTTGCCCCGGAGGCACCGATCTTTTCAGAATCCAGTTCAGCTAATGCAGTTTGAACATTGGTTGACTGAATGCCGCCAGTAGGCGTAACGGTGATGTTGCTTGCCTGGGTTGCACCGGTAACAGAAGTGGAAACATCAATTTCTTCCCAGCTAGCACCGTTAGACAAAATCATGTCGGGCGCCGCCAGTGCAACGTTAGGTGCGTTGCCGCTGGTAATTGTTCCACCAACACTGACCACAAGGTAGTATCGGTTATTGGTTGTGCTAGCAGCGGGCAGCGGATCGCCCACAACCAAGCCAATTGCTTGACCTGCAGTTGTCAGTGATGCGATTTCACCTACGCCAGATCCTGCTGATGCGTCAAACGTGCCAGCATAAATAATTTCCCCTGCGGTAATCGTAATCGCTTGCCAAGCGTTACCATCCCATAAGTACAAATCATTGTTAATTGCATCAAAGAAGTATTGCCCTGTAAATTCAGCGGTCGGGAATGTTACGACACCCTCGGTGCTAGCCGTGCCGCCGATTTGTGTTACAGAAAGGTTGGCGAGTTTGGCGCCAGTAACACTATCGTCTGCATAGCGATCAGTCGCAAAAGCACCGGACTCGATTTTGCTTGCGTCAAGTGCAGGAATATCAGCAGCTACTAATGCGTCCCCTACAGTTACATGCCCTTGGGCATCAATAGTTACCTTGGTGTAAGTACCTGTATCCGTAGCATTTGTGTGATTGATTTCTCCTTCAACGCTTACCGCTAAACCTGTACCAGGAGCAACTGCACCAATTACACCGGCAGAGGCGACCGGCATATCAGTGCCAGTAAGCTGGCGTCCGCCCGTGATCAGTCCATTCGCGTCATATTGGACGACGTGATAATCAGCGCTGCTAGGCGTAACTGTATTATCAATTTGAAGCTGATCACCGCTAACGGTTAAGCCATTGCCGTTTACCGATATTGCGCCTTTTGTTGTTGTAGTAGCAGTTGGCAGATCAGCCGATGTGATCGTGCGATAGCTGACAGCACCAGCAGTGCCGCTAGGTCCGGCTAAAAATTGGGCAGCTGCAGATGTATCGTCTAGCGTTGTGTTGATCGTGACTGTATCGTCTGTCTGCGAAACTGAAATGTTTACAATTCCAGTGCTGCCACCGATAATCGTATTAACGCTACCGGCAGCTTTGATTGATTGCCATGCACTGCCATTCCAGCAATAAACAGCAAGCGTTACCGTATCAACCGCAAGCTGCCCTCGAAAAGCACCGCTAGCAGGGAGAGAGGATACAAAGTTGACTGACGAGAAATCAGCAAGTTTTGCCGCTGTAACAGCGTCGTCAGCAAGCTGGGTTGCGCTGACTGTTCCATTTTCAAGTGACGTACCCGGTATGGTGTTGGCGCCAAACAGGATTTTGCCGCTGGGAATGGTGTCGTCAGCAATCAGCGTTACAGCGTTGCCAACAAAATCAGTTACGGTAATTTTGCGCGACTCGCTTGCGCTGACATCGGCTACAGGCAGAAAATCGCCAGCTGCGAGGTTGGCACCTGCAAGCGTCTGTAATTCGCTGATCCGCAGGTCTGCCATTGTGCTCGCTTAGGTCAGTACATCCATCTTAGGCGGCGTCTTCGCCTTCGAGAAGCAAATATCCGCCTTGTTCCAGCAGGATAGGATCACCTGCCTCTTGTAGCAAGCGGCTTGGGATTGTAGTACGAGAGCGCAGCTTGATCGGTCCAGTAGCTACAAAATCAACAGTTGAAATGATGATGTCACCTGGCGCGAAACTGGTAGCACTGTTCAAGATCAACGCATCAAACTCCCACCACAGCGAATCGTTGAATTGCGTTGGCGAAAAGGAACCGCCGGATGCGTCAGTATTTGGACTTTTGACATACAGCTTCATGTGCAGGCCAGAACCAATTTCAGTACGCAAAACAAGCTGCATTAAATAATGAACCGGCTCTTGCCCTGCTTCGTTGACATAATCCCACTGAGCTGTGATGCGACCGCTACCTGTAATCAATGAGCTGTATTGCTGTCTATATTTATCGCTAAGCGAAGTAATATCTACAGCTTCACGATTGGTATTTAATTCGTAATCAGTAACACACGCGAGCAGCCTGCCACTACGATCACGAACAGTTACGGTAATAGGAATGTCTCGCGCAATCTCAACAAGCGGCACTAGGCCAGCCGTGCTCCCTTCTAGGCTGTCATCAAAATTGTCATAAAGTCTTACACCGCCTAGCTCATCAATATAGATATACCAGTTACCGCTTGAATAAACTGTATTGTCGCTCCAGCCGCTAACGTCAATAAAATCAAGCGTCGTGCCATCAGTTGTAGACAGTTCAACAAAGTCACCGCTGATCAGGCAGCCCTCTTCAAAATCAAATGAAAATCTATTGCGCGATGCGTTTACGTCAGATGGATTGACAAGACTTTCAAGGCCATCCTCAATAGATCGTCTTGTCAGCTCAACATTGCCGATATTGCCAAGGTAAACGCCCATCAGATTGTTACCTCCGTCAAGGCACCAGTACCCTGGAAGCTGATTTGCGCAGAACTAACCTCGCCAACGCTGGCGCCAAAGCTAACGCTAGTGATATACGCAGTTAGCCGCACATCATGGTTAGTGTTACCCTCAACTAAACGTAAGCGCAAATCCACTGTATCGCTATCGGTTACACCAGCAATCTTGAGAATTTTCTTCAGCGCTGTTGCTGCATCATTGCGACCTGTGCCATCGTTGTAATACAGCAGTGTGGCGCTACCGTTAAATTCCTGCACACCAGGCACAAAGGTGCGCTGGCTGTCGCCAAGGCTGGTGGTTTCAAGCGTTTCAAGATTGCCGGTCATTGACCAGTTCGTCACCTTGATTTGGTCGGTGCCGTCAAGCAAAAGGCGACCATCTTTGCCGGTATAGACCTTGGCCATCAGAGAACACCCACCAACTTCACTGTAACGCTACTGATTCCAGGTCGCACAGACCTAATCTCTGGTGGGCCGGCATAACGCCAAGCATTGCCCGTCGCAGCATCAATAGCAGCAGTATTACCAGTCCAGCCAGTGCGAAAAGCTGCAGGAAGCGTAAAGCTGCTAAATCCTCCTTTGGTTTCATCGTAATGCGTGATGAAATCATCGGCGGTGGTATCGGCAATGTTGTCGTAAGACAAATCCAGCGTCATACCAGTGCGCTTGTCGCCGTACAAAATTCGTACCTCTTTGCCGCTTTGCGCCTTGTACGTCTTGTACGGGTAATCGCCTGCATTGAAGCTGCGACCTGTTGGGGCAATGCTGGGGTAGGCCATCAATCCAGTACGTCAGCGATTACGTCAAATTGCCCTGAACGTGGCGTCACGTCTTGAGCAATGATACTGCGGCCAGCACTGTCAACCGGGAATTCAACTGCTTTGATGCCGACGATACCATCT